GGTGATAAGCGTTATCCGTTTGGTATTCCGAAGGTGGATAATGCCAATTATTTATGGATTCAGGATTTTTACTCTTCACTAAATGAAACTGGCAGGGCTGGGTTTGTAATGGCGAATTCTGCCAGTGATGCAAGGCAATCGGAGCAAGATATACGTGCTAAGCTAGTGACCGAAGGCGTTGTTGATGTGATGATTTCGGTGGGTTCAAACTTCTTCCATAACGTTACATTGCCATGCACACTTTGGTTTTTTGATAAAGGCAAAGTTAGAACTGAGCGCAAAGATAAAACCCTATTTTTGGATGTGCGGGAAATTTACAACCAGATTGACCGAGCGCATAGGGAATTTACAGAAAGCCATATTGAGTATGTAGCAAATATCGTGAAGCTTTATAGAGGCGATGAACCAAGCTTTGAATTTTGCGACAAAGGCGAATTTGAGGCGCAATTCCCGAAACTAAAATATAGGAATATTGCGGGGCTTTGTAACGTATCCACAACCAAAGAGATTGAAGCGCAAAGCTGGAGCTTAAACGCTGGGCGTTATGTCGGCACGGCGGATGCTGAGGCTGAAGATTATATTTTTGCAGAACGCCTTGCCGAGCTAAATGATGAGTTGCTGGGGCTAAATGCCGAGGCGCATGATTTGGAAGATAAGATTGCCCATAACGTGATGCAGTTATTAAAATAAAGTAATATTCAATAAAAAATGGATAGTGTATGACCGATACAAATTATAATAAATTTAAAGAATCGTTGGCTCGGCTGGAAGAGCGTTACAAAGATTATGTAAAGCATAGCGAATTAGAAAGTTTTCTTAGCGAATCTGTAAAAGAGTCATGTATCCAACGCTTTGAAATATGTTTTGATACTTCATGGAAACATCTTAGAAAATATTTAATAGAAGAAATAGTAGATTTAAAAATAGAAAATAAATCTTTAGATAATTATAAATATAATGCGGAAGCAAAAATAAAAGCTTCTGAAAATATTATATCTAATTTAAGACTTGAAATAACTAATATGAGGTTAATAATGGAAGAATCACAAAAACAAAAAAACGTATAATATTTAAACTATACGTTTCTTGATTTGTTTTACTCAAATGAGTAATCAACTTGAAAAGACTATTTAAGTGTGCATTAAAGCATAAATAGTGTATTAAATTAAACGTAAAGAAGCAGCTACTTGATTTGATACTTTACCCACAATATCTAAAAAATCCTTAGCTTCAGCAGCTCTAACTCTAAACATTTTTTCAGCATCAGGAATACCTAATTCTTTTGCTTTATTTGCTGCATCAATAGACATACTTAATCCTTTTTGATAATCAACAGTTAATGCTGATAATCCTTCAGATATTTTTAAACCTTGAGCTATTAAAGTTCTTTGTTTAGCTAAAGCACCATCTAATATTTTTTCAATATCATCAATTAAAGCTAATTCTACTTTTTGAGAAGATAATTTAGAATTATAGTATTCAATCATTTCAATCAAATCTATATCAGCAAATTTAACTATTTGTTTTGATTTCAACATTAATTCATCTGCAAAGTTTTCACCATATTGTGAACAAAGTTTTTTACCAAATTCATATTGTAACCCTTGGGAGCAGATATTACAAGAATAACATTGAACTTGCACATTAAATTCATTCCATCTTGTTGAATAATGCCTTCTGGAAGCAAAATGACCTGCCTGTAGCTTCTTATAATTATTTTTAACACCACAAGTATAACATTCAGATATTTCGTCAATAGCATACCTTGTACGTATGTATATAGAAAAAACTTTATCTAATTTTTCAACTAAAGATTTACGTGAAGGTTTTTTCATTGCATATTATGAATAATATTGTATTTAGGTTTTAATAACTTTATATATTTTTCTTCAAGTTTTAAAAGTTCTAAATCTGAAATTTCATTTGGTAATTTAGCAATGATAGAAAAACTATCAAAATTTTTAAATTCACCTCTTTTATGTGTTAATATTCTACTTTGAATATTTATAGTTTTACCAACATAAACTATTTCATTATCTTCAATTAAACAATATATAAATTTATAAAATAATATTTCTTTTTTATTATTTAATAAATAACTTTTTAAAGAATCTTTTTTAGTTTTATTAGTTAATTTAATATCTAATTCTACTAATTCTTTAGTATTATTATCTTGATTTGTTTTTTTTAAAAACTTTGTATTTGTATAACCTCTTTTAGAATTTATCCAGTTCTTAAAGTTTAAATATTCTTTATCTGAATAAAATACTTTATTATAAGTTTTACTAACACCGTAATATTGACATTTAATTATATATTCTAATTTCATATTTTATAAGTATATTATTTCGTTTTAAATATTACACAAATTTATATAAAAAAAAGAACATTGAATTTTATAAAATCAATTAATTATTAACAAGTTATTATCTTCCTTGACCTTTGTACTTCTTTTTATAATTTTTAGAAGATTTTAATTTAGAAGATTTTGTTTTTGAATGTACACCTGGTCTTGAAATATTAGTTTCTACTCTTAAAGTAGTAGCCATTTGTTTCGCCATATAAAATAAATTAAAATTAAAATTAGTGTTGGAATAAAATATAAAAAATAATTTGCTTTTTTATCTATTTCCTTTTTCTTTTCTTTTACCTCAACTTTTGTAGTTTGTTGTTTATCTTCTATTTTAGACACTTTTATATCTTGGACTTGTATAGTATTATCTTTTGTCTTTTTGTAGCTTAAAACAACGTTTTTGTACGTTATACCATTTACCACAATATCTTTACAGGTGTCTAAAGGAGTTATTATAAACTCATCAATAACAATATCGTTTTTAGTTTCTATTTTAACATCCTCTTTTGTAACAATTTTAGTAGATATTTGTGACAAACTATCCTTCTTAATCTCATCTATCACTACCTTTCTCGTACCACAAGATGATAACATTGTAATTACAATTGATGCTAATACAACTGCTAACCAAAATACAATAGAACTTTTATATCGTAAAATAATTGTCTGCTTCATATATTCGTCTTTTGGTTAAACCTGCTAATTTTTTAGTTCCTACTTTATCCCATCTCAAAAATTGAGTTCTTATATCAGTGTCGTTGTGATTTGCATTTACTCTTTTTAACAATGTACTATTCATAAAATTTGCTACTCCAACATTATAAGCAAATGAAACAAGGCTATTAAATTGATTTTGGTTTATTGGAGTTTTAACACAAACTGAAACTCTTTTAGCAAATTTATCAGCAATATCTTTAAACATATCAAATGCTTCTGCTTTAGTTATTTCTTTATCTACCATAGTAACTTTTTTACCATCTTTGTAAAATGTATTACCATAACCAATAGTAACTAATTTAGCAGGACATAAATAAGGTTTAGCACTAAATCCTTCAAATTCACAAATCAACATATAGCCTTTATTGTCTAATTTCATTTTGATAAAAGTTTTATAATTGTACCTACTAATCCAGCAGTTAATAATCCTGCAACAAATTTCAACTGTCCGATATAAACGGACTTTTTAGCCATATCTAATTCAATAAACTCTAACTTTTCTTTTAGTGATTCTATGTCGTGTTTAATGGAATCAATATCAGAAATAACACCTTTATTACCATTTACTTTTGAACCAATGAGTGCAGAAGAAATATATTGTAAATCTTCTTTTATAAGTCGAAGGTGTTGTTCCATTCGGTCTAATCTTTCTTTGTCTTGAAATTCCATTCTAATTCTTTAATTTTGCAACTATATCCGTAAATCCTTGAATGCTTACATAAGCAGTTGCTATTATTACCCAATCTTGAGAAGTTAAATCTCCAGCGAATAATCCACAACAAGCTATTACAAACACCATTAATTTGCGTGATATAAATTTGCTTAAAATTCTATCTAAATTTTCTTTACTCATAATTCAACAGGTTCTCCTAATACTTCTTCTAATCTATCAGCTTCTAAATACCAAAATCCATCGCCTTCTTGAATGTCTGTCCATCTTAATGTTTCACCACAAGGCAATCCAAAATAAGTATTTACTATTTCTAAAGATGCTTGTGCTTCTTCTAATGTGTTGTATTTATACATAATTAATATATTGTCCAATAACTGTTAATATTTGTTTCTTTTTCTAATCTGTTTAAGTTTGATTGCCATCCAATGATTTCTTGGATATATCCATCAAAATAGTTTGTACCTCCTGTACCTACTTGTATATTTGTACTTGCACCACTTGCTATTGCAACTGTTCCTTGTGATGCCCCATTTGTAAATCCTTGTACTAATGTTGTGCTTCCAGGTAATGGAGACATTAATTCATATAGTTTTCTATTTGTGCTAAATCCAGAGTCTAATAATATTGCTGAGGCAGTTCCTCCATAACCAGCTGATACACTTCCACTAATAAGCGCTGGTAAATAAAATCTATTAACTGTTGCTAATGCATATCCAATTTGAGTACCTGTACTGCTAAAAAATGCTCCAACCCAATAACTTGACATATTATTTATATTTGCAGTAGTGTCTGCTATTTGTAATCTTGTTGATGATGTTTTAATAAATCTAACTGCTACTTTTCCGCCTGACCTTTCTAAATCAGCAGTTATTGAACTTACTAATCTTGGTTGATTTCCTGCGGTTGCTTGAGTTGGGTTTTTATTATTACCGCTTTGGTCATACCACGTTACTACAAATATATTTTGATTAGCAGTTACTCCAGCATCCGGAGTTCCATATCCAGCTATTGCAGCAAACTGACCTAAAGTAGTTGCAGTTGTAACAGTTCCTGAAGCATAAGTTATAGGACTGTTTAAAGTAATTGTTCCATTTGAATTAAATCCTACATTGACTTCAGTAGAAGTTCCTGATGTTCTTCTAACTCTTAAACAAAATCCTGTATAAGCAGTTCTTACTTTTCTTAATGAATAAGCGTGATGAACAGAAGTAGGATATAAATCTAAAACAGGAGGTGTATTTACATAAAAATAATCATACCCAATATATCCACTATGAATATTAGTTGAACCTATTTTTAAACTTGTATCTGCATTTACTAATCCAATTTCTATTGCCATAATTTATGCAGTTATAAAATATAAAGTTGTAGTACTAACAGTTCCAGCAGTTACAAAAGCATTATATTGAGCAGTAGTTACAGTAGCTATATTTGCAGTTCCAAATGTATCTTGTGAACTTACAGCTACACCTGATGCACCCGCCACAACCGCACAAGCAGCTTCAACGTATGCAGTAGTAGCTAATCTTGTTGAATTATTTAAAGGTGTTTGAGTAGTTGCAGTTGGATTGCCTGTAAAAGCAGGAGATGCTAATGGAGCTTTTGCTGCTAAATCAGTTGTTAAATTTGTAACTTGTGCTTGTGTAATAGTTGGAATATCTGTTGCTATTAATGAAGTTCCAGCAGTTACTAATCCTTTACTATCATAAGTTATTTTAGTATTTGTCGCTCCTGTTATAGCAGCGTTTTTAACAACTAAATTACTTAAGTCTTGGTCACCTGTATTTGTTCCACTTGTGTTTTCTAATACTGTAAATTTAGCAGGTTTTAATAACCCAGCATTTGTTGCGTCAGCTAACGGTAATGTAGCATCAGTTCCTGTATCACTAACTACAATTCCATTTGTAGGTGAAGGAGTATAGGTTAAATTAGTTGCTCCTCCATATTGTGGAATATTTAAAGTTGCACCTGTTAAAGTAGCTGCTCCACTTGTACCTGTTGTGGTTAATGATATTGTAGCTTGTTTAGAATTTAATTGTGTTTGTATTGCACTTGTAACTCCCTTTACATAAGTTAATTCATTAAGACTTGGATAAGTAGTTGTTGTAAGACCGCTAACTATACCACTTGAACCAACACTTAATATTAATTGACTACCTGTAGCAGGAATTATAATATTAGAGCTAAATGTTTTTGTGCCTGCAATAGTTTCAGAACCTGTTAAATGTACTACACTTGCATCATTGGCTTTTAAGTCTAATTGACTTTTAACCACTACATCTGTACTTGCTGTTCCTGCTGTGGCTGTTATTTTACCATCGTTTTGTACTGCTGATTTTAATACTCCTCCTTTTTTAAAATTAGCAATATTACCACTAATTGAGTCTGTTTCAAAACTTCCAGCCACTCCTTCTTCTGAATATCCATTAACACCTATTCCTGCTCCAGAATATCCATTAACACCTATTCCTGTTGTAGAAAAAGCATCTATTCCTTTTCCACTATCAGAAATTCCAACTACTCCTATTCCTGTACCCGATTGTCCAGTAATGGCATTTGAAGCTCCAACACCAGATACATTTATAGGATTTGTAGTAGATGCATTTATAGTAGTTACTTCTTGCAACCCCATTGATTTATTTTTCCAAAGTTGGGTAGATGTTTCGTAAATTAAACTTTGATTATTTAATAAATTGGTTGTTTGTACATTATGTAATTCATCTAATTCATAACCATTATCTACCTTAACAAAAATAGTTCCTTGTGTTATATGTGCAGAGATTACATATCCAATAATTATTAAATGATTAGGTGCTACTGGCTTTACTTTTGTAATACTACCTGCTATTGTTGGACTTAAATAAAGAATATCACCATCTAACCAAGTTTCACCTTGCAGACTTCCAGTTGTATTGATATTTCTAACTAATCCACTTGTTGTTATAAATCCCTCTTGATTATTTGCTATTGTTTCAGTTACTAATCCAATAGTTTCAGCACTTAAAACATCATTTGTAGCTTGTGCTAAATCTACTTTTGGTCTTTGACCTTGTGCTCCTGTTATCCTTACCGCCTGATAATTGTCTTGTAATAGACTTACACTCGTGGCTGTTTTATTAACCACCCGTATGACAGTTTCTTGCCCAACTTGTAAAGTAACATTTCCACCTTTTAATATTAAATCTAATGTTCCGTCTGCATCATTATAATAAACAGAACCAGCAGTAGTAGGTATATTAGTAGGTGTATTATCAAATTCTAAATTTCCTAATTGAATACCAAACTCTCCTAAATTTACATCAGATGTTGCCCCTGTATATGGAACTGAATTTGCTATTTTTGTCTTTTCAGCAGGAGTTAATAAACCTGCATTTGTACCATCAGCTAATGGTATAGTTGCACCACTACCTGTACTACTTGTAACTGTTCCATTTGTAGGAGTTGCTATATATGCTAAATCAGTAGCACCACCACCGCCACCACCTGTAACTTGATTAATATTTACAGTAGTTAAATTTGGATTTACAGTAATAGAAACAGTTTCGGTTGTTTCGTAAACATTAATATCTATTATATCGTTTGCCATTATCGAGTTACATCATTAGTTATTGAAAAGTTTCCACTTATGTATGTTTTAACAGTACCATCTGCTTTTATTAATTCAATATCATAAATGTAATTATAAGCATCTAAATTTATTATTTGCCTATTAATTTTAAATAAACCTGTAGCAGCATTTGTAATTGTTATTCCAGCACTTGCAACAGAAGTTAATGAAAGAAATATTACACCTCCATATTCTTTTCTTAATTGCATTCTTAATGTGCAACCTGTTAAGTTTAAAGCAACTGAATTAACAAGCATTTGAAAGTTTACTAATTCAAATGTATCTCCTTTTATATGTGTAAAATCTAAAGCCATTATTTGTCTTTATTTAGTTTGTTTAAAAATACCTCTAACTTTTTTACGTTAGTTTCTTTTGGCTTGTATGTTTCTTTTTTATTCATTTTTTTTGATAATGTAACAAACCATTTTTTACTGCGTGTAAATGATTTTCATAATTTGTAACCCATTCCAAATTTTCAAGTCTATTATCTGTTTTTATACAATTAATATGATTAACTTGTTTTTTGTTTTCTATATTTTCTATAAAAGATTTTGCAACTAACTGATGTACTAAATGATTTTTTTTAATACCATCAATATTTAATGTACATCTACAATATCCTTTTGGAGTTATCCAAAAAGAAATTAATTTTCCTTTGTAAGTATAAAAATCTTTTTTGGTAGGAATAAAAGGATTTGTCATTTCTATTTTCCTTGTAATACTTTTTACCCTACCTAAATTACTTACTTCATAATAGCCATTGTATCCACTTATTGGCTTCCAAATTTCTGTTTGCATACGCTTTTTTATTTATGTTAAATTATTAATGTTAATAGAATTGCTAAATTTAAAACCCATCCTGTAAAGTTTGCATTGTGGTCTGGAAATACATCAGCATTTGAATTAGCAGTATATTCAGGAAATAAATTTTGATTAAAACTCATATAATCTATAAACCTATTTGTATAAGATTGTGCAGTATCTCTTGCTTTTTCAATTAAAAAATCTATTTCAGACTTTTCAACCGTTGTACTGTTTTCAGAATTATGCTTAAAGACTCCTTTTTCAGTTATTTTAATGGATGAATAAGGTAAAAACTCTACCATTGTCCACCATACTGCCATCATTTTAATATAATCGCTTAAAAGCGTTGTATATGGACTTGCTAAATTACCTGCTACAATACCATTATTAATTTTATCGTATAGTTTAGTTCCTAAGTAATTTTGTATGTGTAACTGTTGTGCTTGAAAAATAAATTGAGTATATGAATCAGCGTCAACATTACCATTTAAATTGGTATATTTAATTAAATCATTTGTTGTTATAAAGAGTGCTTTTGCCATTTTTAAACGTCTTTAGGTAAATTATTATTATTTGGATGAAAACCTTTTAAAGGCATATCATTTGGCATCATTGCTACTTCTTTTGCGTTTCTAATTCTATAACCATATTTTTCAGCAGTTGCAACAGATATTGTTTTTGAATTAGGATTATTAACATCAATTTTAACGCCTTCCATATTTACAAAAGTCTTTCTTAAAAATTTATGGTGACAACGTGGTCCACCTTTATATAAGAAGATATTATAAGGAGTATTATTGTGTTCAAATCCATCATTAACTAATTTAGAATTTACATTTTCTAAATCTTCTTTTCTGTAAACTCTACCGTTATTTGATGCAGTCATCATTTTTTGACAAAATTCTCTTTCTGGACTTTGATTACCTGTATAAGAATATCTTGTAATAAATTTAAAACTATCTATTGTTTCATCTTGTGAAGATTTAGCATTTGGTCTTGAACTGACACTTGTTGCAAATTTTACAAGTTTTGATAATATACTTTTTTTATTTAGATTGTTAATTTCAGAATCTAATTCTTCTTCTGTTTCATAATCAACTTCTGTTTCATCAACACAAACCCAATTATCAGATAGTATTTCTCCTTTAGAAGAAAGAAAATCATCTAATTCTACATTAGTATCAGCAGACATTTTAACTCCTGTTTCTTCTTCTTGAGTTTCTGCATTCATTCCTGATGTATCTACAAATTCTAAAGGTTGGATTGTTTTAAAATATAACTTTAATGATATATTGTTAATAGCTAAAATAGCGTCTAATGCTTCAATTATTTCTAATTGGTATGGTTTTATTACTATGTTGTCAAATAATAGCGTAGCAGTCTTTATTTCGTCTGCATTGTTACCTAAACCACCATCTCCTGTTCTAATTCCTAATAACATTGGACTTGTAACTCTATGTCCTACTATTAACTTTTCAAAACATTCTCTTGATAAATATTCATAATGTGCAGGAGCATCATTTAAAGGTAAATCTTCAACTGTTGTTTTTGATTCAGCATTACTATTAAAAGCTACAATAACTTTTTCACCTCTTGCACCTGTTAGTTTTCCAAGTACATCACGTTTCATTTTATCCCTCATTTCTTCTGAAGGAATACCATTATTGAAATTGATTACTTTTGTACCACTAAAACCGTTTTGACAATCATTAATTTGATAATCTGCAATGTTTTCTTCTAATAAAGCATAAGGTAAAGAACCAGAATAGTCAATAGGACTGTAATAATCAAATCCACTTACATAAGGTTTAATAACATATATTTCAACTTCATTACCATTACCAAATCCAAAAGCAGGAATACGTTTAGCTTCTTCAGATGGTTTCTTTTTTGTCCAATCAGGGAAATAATACCAAGCTTCAATTTGTCCTTTATCATTACATTTTTCTGCTCTTAATGTTTGCATTGGAAAGTGTAAAACTTGTTTAACTTGTTTCTTTTCCATTACAATTTGCATTGCAGCCATTCCTAATAACTTTCTTTCTAAAGCTACTTTCTTTACATCAGAATCTTTAATAAGTGATTTGAATTGAGCATACTCATTTGGTTTACGATTAGAATCTAAAGCATCTAATCCTTTGCCATAAATCATATTTGTAACACCTGTTATAATAGCACCATTTGTAGCACTATAAAGATACCTATCAATTAAATATTGAAAGTAATTATTATCACTTCCGTATTCTATATAATTGCTCTTTTTGTTTTCTTGAATTTGAGGACTTGTATAAGCACTTAAATTAACTATTGATATATTACTCATAAATTACAAATTCGTTGTTTGTAGTGTTTGCTACGTATTGATTTTGATTAACTGTATATGTACTTGTTTCTTGATTTGTACAAAAAACTTTATCTTTATAAACTATTTCATTATTGTTCTTAATTGAAAGATTGTAAAATGTATTTTCTTTTAAATTAAAAACAGATGTTGTTGTTAAATAATAATCTGATAAAAAGAAATCAGCAGCAATAGTTGTTTCACTTCCTGTACTTTCATTTCTTAAAACAATAGTAGTAGCTTTTAATTCTCTTGGAATAAAGCTAAAAGTTTGTGCAGTATTTTGTTCTTTTAAAATTATCATAATATTTTTTTATAATAATAATTTAAACATAAAATTGTTTTAAAACAAAAAAGGCATACTAATTAAAGTACACCTTTTTAAAAAAACAAACAAACAAAATGTTATGCTACAGTACCTTCAACAATAGAAGCTAATATTCCTGTAGTTAATGGTCCAGTAACGAAATTAGCAGGTAATTTTTCCATACCTTGAAATTCCATTTTATAAGATGAAGCATCGCCCATTGCAGCACCTGTAGAAATAGTAGCAGTTACTAAATCCATTCCTTTTGTTAAACCTGCCATAAAATAATTGTCATTATTATCCTGTATAATGATTTGAGGTCTTCCGTAACTTAAAAGTTTAAGTTGTTTATGGTCTGCAATAGTTAATTTTTTAATATCTAAAGTTAATTTTTGGTCTACAAATGTAGTACCGTTATCTCTTGAACTTGTTACAGTTTGCTCAAAAGTTGAAGTTCCTTTTAATTCATATTTGTAACCAATAGGAGTACCACCTAAAGCAGTGATTACATCCTCTTGTCCTGCAGTTGCAGAATATGTTACTGTAGTAGCATCACCCCAATTAATGAAGTAAACTGCTTTTAAACCGCCAAGACTGTCTTTACATTGAACAGCCCTTCCTAATGATATATCGCAAGGCATAATTTTATATTTTTAAAGTTAAAAAAAAGGGAAGGCATTTTACCTCCCCTTTATTAATATACGTTACTAATTATTAGTTAGCAGCGTTTGTAATACCATAAGTAGTAATATCAGCAACATTTCCGTATTGAACTGCAGCAGTAAAACGCATTACAACTCTAACGTTTTGTGAACCATCAACAGGAGACATATCAATCACTTGTACTTCGTTTTGGTCATTCAATAAACCTGTACCAAAATAAAGGTTAGATTTTTGAGCAGCGATAGCAACAGTTGGAGCTAATCCATTTGCAACAAATATTTTGATACCATCAAAAGAAAGTGAACCGTTGTTATACCATTGTGTTCCCATTGCGTTTGTACCATTAGCACCTAATCCAGAAGCTCCGAATCCACCTAAAGCTCTAACGTATGCTCTTGCAGTTGCTTGAGATATATAAAGATACAAATCTTCTTTTCCGTAAAGTGCAGCAGGAATAGCATCTACTAATTTACCAAGTTCAGCAACAACAGTAGAAGCAGCAGTAATGTTAGTAGAAGTAGCAGCAACTTCTTGAGTAGAAGGTAAACCAGCATCAGCAGTTAATAAAGCAGTAAAACCATCAAATTCTCCAGCGTTAGCAGTTACACCTTTCCAAATGTTGTTTTCAATTTTTTCAGCAACTTTAGCAGCTACGTGAGAAATCAAATAATCAGCAAATGTTGGAGGCAAAGAATCAAAAGCAGAATAACCTTGTTGGATAGCCATCCAAGTTTGATGAAAGTCTTTTTTACAAAGTTGTAAGTTTACTTGAAATTCTTCAGGAGTAATAATTTTTTCAGCAATAGTTACAGTAGAAGTAGCACTAAAATCACAAGTTGCATTGGCAACAATAGCATCAGTATTGATTCTGTTGATTACTTGCTTAAATTTGATATTAGGTAATACTTCAATACCACCATTTGCAATAGTAGAACCAGAAAGTAATGCAGCAGAAATATATTTTCCTGCAAATTCACCAGCATAAGTAGGTGAAGTAATTGATGTTGTAGTAGCCATAATTTATTTAATTAAAAAGTTTTGCCATAACTATATCTTGTGTAGTCATTTGGCGATGAGTTGATATTTTATTTAATTTTAATTCAGATTTAACTTCAGGTGAATGTGTTAATGGTTCAACAACAACATCAGAACTTAATTCTTCTTTAACAACTTCTTTTGCTAATTTTAATTCAGCAATTTCAGTACGTAGTTTTTCAATTTCAGAAAAGAACATTTCTTTAGAAACTGATTCAACAATTCTTTTAGGAGTAGCAGGTGTAGCAGCTTGTGCTTCTACTTCTTCTTCTACTTCAGGAACTTCTTCAACTTCTGCAACAGGTTCTTTAATTTCAGCAATAATACCTTCTACTGCTACAACTAAAATCATCCCATCTTCAAGTTCGTATTCTCCAACAGGCATAGGAATTTTTTCCTCACCGTTTACAATAAAAACATTGTTATCCATTTCAAAAGCATCAGCTTCTATAACAGTAACTCCATCTTTAAGTTTCATTTGAGCAAGTTTTACTTCCATACCCAAAAGAGTTTTGATTTCATTAATTACATTCATATTTACTTATTTAAAGTTTTATTTTACCCACATTTTTAGTTGTGATACTTCTTGTTCAACATCTTTAAACGCTTGTGACCAAGCACCTAAATTAGGAATAGGTACATCTAATTCTTCACCCATTTTATCTATTTTAGTATAAATTGGTAAACCTTCATTATATAAAGAAACTAATTTTTTCATAGACTCATCAGCTTTTACTTTTTGTTCGTCAGTTTGTTTTTTTAATGAACTTAAAGTATTTATAGATTTATCTGCATTAATCATTTCAGCTGATATTTTTTTCAAAACAGAAACTAAATCTTGTGTTAATCCAAGTTCAACCTTTTCACTTTTTAATTCTGTTTTTCCAAACAAAGCATTGTTTACTAATTTTTCAGTTGTCATATTATTATTTTTTAAGTATAAATTAATATTATAAAATTTTGTTATAAATTACGTTGTTCTTGTTGAAATTATATTTCCTGCACCATCTCTAACTACCGCAGTAGAACCTCCAACTAAAGTTCCTATTCCTTGTTCTGATAATTCTCCATTGCAACATTTTTGCGAGTATTTACCATCTTTGCATAAGCAACCTCTATTACCACCTGTTGGTGAACTTG